ATTATTGGAGATGTGGGACCTTCAACTGATCGTAGTATTCAGATTGATCCAAGCAATAGTACTTCAGTGATGTATGTTAATGTAATTGGAAATATTTTTAGATCAAACGCAGGATTTAATAATGCAAGTATAAATCTTGCATCTGCTGCCCAATTAGGTACAGTTTATTTTAATCTTAGCGGAAGTATGACTACAGATGTTGCTAATGGTCATTGCGTGATGACGACAGCTCAAGTTGCATATATGACTATAACAGGAAGTCTAATTTCTACGGGAAATCTAAATGGTATCAGTCCACTATATTTAGGAAATGGAACACACTTCTTAAGCATATCAGGAAGTATAATAAATAATTCTAATGGTGGAATTGCTTTATTGTCCCAAGGAGCAAGCACAACTGATATTAAAATAAGAGATAGTTTTGTCTCTACTACAACTAATTTTCCGGCCATTGCTAATTCAGGACAAATGTATTTAACTCTTACGAATACAGTAGTATCAGCCAGTGCTTTTTCTAATGCAGTAAGTTGTTCTAGAACTGATAGTCATGTTATTCTAGATGGATGTCAATTAATAAACGGAAGACAACAACCTGGAACTTCCAAAGCAGCGGTATTAGCTCAGTCTATGTACGTAACTCCAAACTCTAACACAAGGTGGACAATGTGGGATCCAACACAAACAAGTCAATACACATTGTATGCTCAAGGATTTGTTCCAGATTCTCCTAGTCCTTCTAATGTAAGATTCGGTACAGCTTACTTAGGAGGAACTTTATCAGGATCAATGGTAGTACCAAATTCAGGATCGGTTCTTTTTGGAGTTCAAGTAGATAATGGTACTGGATCTTATTCAGTAACCGCTGATCAGATATCAGAAGCAGTATGGAACAAAGCAGTAACTACGCTTACTGGATCTAACAGCATAGGACAAAGATTGGCTAATTCTAGCACAGTATCTAGCACAGGAGCTCAGATCGCAGCGTTCGGAATATAAAAAAATATTCTACCATAGAGTTATCAACTTTATTTACAGATATTTATAAATAAAAAAACAATTTATGACATTTTTAATTTTAGCCGTAGCTGTTGTGGTAATAGCAGCAGTAGTTTACAAGTTACAAAAATCAAAAGTTACAGATTCAGTAGAAGATTTCACAAAAGATCTTAAACTAGATAAGCTAGAGTCAGTAATCGAAAAAGTAAAAGAAGAAGCTCCAAAAAAAGTTATCGAGTTGAAATCAAAGACTGCAAAAAAAGCTGCACCAAAGACTGAAACTAAAGAAGTAAAATCCAAAAAAGCAAAAAAATAAGTCATGAATAAAGTTACGGAAAACGAATTACAAAGAATAGCTTTCATTAAAAAGGAAGCGCTAGATATAGCCTCAGCTCTGGGTGAATTACAGTACCAAAAAGAGATTCTCGAGCTTCAAATGCAAAGTCAAAGAGAAAAAATAAAAGACGTCAGAAGTCAAGAAGACAAGCTTTTTGTTGAGCTAAGAGATAATTACGGAAACATCTCTATCAATATAGAAACCGGAGAATATACCGTAGTTGAATAATATTAATTTTGATAAAAGTTTCGATATTTATTGCTAGATAAAAACATTATAAATGGCTGAAACTCTCATATCTCCAGGTGTCTTCGTATCGGAGAACGACTTATCACAAATAACACAAGGACCTATAGCTGCAGGAGCGGCCATTTTAGGTCCTACTGTAACTGGACCAGTTAACTATCCAACCTTAGTTACTTCCTATTCTGATTACAAATCTATTTTTGGAGCAGCTTTCGTTTCTGGAGGATCTCCTTACGAATACTTAACTTCAATCGCTGCCCTCAATTACTTTGAGCAAGGTGGCGATTCTCTTTTGGTAACTCGTGTAGCATCAGGATCTTATACCTCAGCTACAGCTTCTATAGGAAGAGTAACTGCCGGAGTATTCGCTTCTTCTTTTGTATTGGAAACAATTACAGAAGGTACAGTAATGAATAACAATGGTCAAGTTAGTCAAGCAGTAAATGGAGCATTGCCTTCAGGATCTTCTGCCAATATTAGGTGGGAAATTGCTAACGTAGACACAGGATCAGGACTATTCAGTTTAATCATTAGAAGAGGAGACGATTATCAAGAAAATAAGACTGTACTAGAATCTTGGAATAATATATCTCTAGATCCAAATCAAAACAACTTTATTACTTACGTAATAGGTGATACAAAAGAAACTCCAGTTAACGAAAATGGAAGTTATTACTTACAAATTACTGGATCTTATCCTAATAAGTCAAGGTACGTAAGAGTAAAACAAGTAGATCTACCAACTCCTGGATATCTTAACCAATACGGTCAACCTTATTCACAATACACAGCTTCTATTCCTCAAGTAGGATCAGGATCTCAACAAGGAACTTTTGGAACAGCTACAGGAGCTCTTTGGGGATGTTTTAATAAGTCCAAACTTAACATGTTTGAGAACATTAAGATCAATAACTCTACAGTAGTCACTGATGATACAAACGTTCAAGGAGTATTCGTGGAAAACTACGCAATAGGACTAAGTCTACTTCAAAATGGAGATGCTTACGATTTCAACGTAATATACACTCCAGGAATGAATGATCAAAACGCACATGGTTTAGTAAATGATGTTGTAGCTCTTGCTCAAAATAGAGGAGATGCAATCGCAGTAGTAGATATGACTTGTTATGGACAAAATGTATCTACAGCTATTGGTAAGTCTCAAGGTTTTGATAACTCTTACGGAGCCACTTATTGGCCATGGGTACAAATCTCTAGCCGTGAAACTGGCAAAATTAATTTTGTTCCTGCTTCTACTCTAGTACCAGCAGTATACGAATACAACGATAAAGTAAGCGCCGAATGGTTTGCACCAGCAGGTCTTAACAGAGGCGGAATGTCTACAGTTCTAAGGCCAGAAAGAAGGTTGAGTGTAAATGATAGAAATCAACTTTATCAAGGTAAAGTTAATCCAATCGCAACATTCCCTGGAGTTGGTACAGTAATATACGGTCAAAAGACTCTACAGTCTAAACCATCTGCTCTTGATAGGGTAAACGTTAGAAGATTATTAATAGCGCTTAAACGTTATATTCGTGACATAGGTGAAACTATCGTATTCGAACCAAATACTCAAGTAACAAGGAATAAGTTTTTAAACCAAGTTAATCCTTATCTTGAAACAGTTCAACAGCGTCAGGGTCTTTACTCTTTCCAAGTTGTAATGGATGAAACAAACAACACACCAGATGTAATTGATAGAAATCAATTAGTTGGTACGATATACCTACAGCCTACAAGAGTTGCTGAATTTATTCAACTTGATTTTAACGTATTACCTACAGGAACTACTTTCGGAGGATAACAAAACATAACAAAAAAATAAAATGAAACTTACAGAAAATACAAAAGTAAGAGTAAAGGTACCAAAACACCTCTACGAAGCAATTCAAGCTGAACTTGATAAGAAACACATGGAAGAAGGCGAAGAAATGAACGAATACGTAGGTATGAGTCCAGATCAAATGCAAGTAGTAGAAATACTTGGATCACTAATCGCTGCTGGTGGATTAAGTGTAGCTGTAAAAACAGCATTACAAATGGCTCTAGATAAAATCAAATCTAAGAAGTCAGGCGGCGAAGAAGAAAAAGGAAAAGTCAATGAGTATGTTGGCATGAGTCCAGATCAAGCTCAAGTAGTAGAAATACTTGGATCTTTGATTGCAGCCGGAGGATTAAGTGTAGCTGTAAAAACAGCAGTACAAATGGCATTAGATAAAATTAAAGCTAAGAACACAGATGACGCTGAAGCTACTACAGAACCTGAAGTAACTGCAGAAGAAATTGAAGAAGCTTTTGATCTTAATACTTTGATGGAAGCAGTAAAAGACGCTTCTAAAAAGAAAGCAGAAGATAAAAAGAAAAAAGAGTTAGAGGCCAAGAAAAAGAAAGCTGAAGACGATAAAAAGAAAAAAGAAGCCGAAGCTAAAAAGAAAGCTGTAGCTGCTAAGAAAAAATAAGTTCTGAATATTTATAAGAGAACAAGTAAATTAGAATAATATGCCAGTCCTTGATCCAGCGGAAATAATGTTTACAGCCTTTGAACCTACAGTAGCCAATAGGTTCGTTATGTACATCGACGGTATTCCGTCTTACATGATTAAAAAGGCAGACGCTCCAGGTGTGACTTTGGGTGAAATCAAACTAGACCACATCAATGTTTATCGTAAGCTTAAAGGAAAAGCAGAGTGGAGAGACATGGCTCTTTCTCTTTACAATCCTATCTCCCCTTCTGGCCAACAAGCCGTTATGGAGTGGGTACGCTTGCATCATGAATCAGTAACAGGCCGCGATGGTTACTCCGACTTTTACAAGAAAGATTTGAATCTATCAATAATCGGACCAGTTGGCGATATCGTATCTGAGTGGATAATCAAAGGAGCTTTCATTAAAGAAGCAATGTTTGGAGCATACGATTGGTCTACAACAGATCCTACCGAATTGACTATCCAGGTCGGTTGTGACTATTGCATCTTAAATTATTAGTGCTGAATTATTAGAATATTCGTATTCTAAATTATTAAAATACTAAACCTCTGCATATTTATAATAAAGCAGAGGTTTTTTATGTTTACAGACTACTTTAAAATTATACGTCAAGCTCTATCAGAGAGCAGAGAAAAAGGAAAAGGCGAATACTATGAAGCTCACCACATAGTTCCAGAGTGTTTCGAACAATTCAACAAAAAAAGTTCAACAGTATTACTAACTCCAGAAGAACATTATAGAGCACATAAGATATTAGCAAACGAATTTAAAGATCATCCTATATACGGAGAAAAAATGCTATGGGCTTTTCATAGAATGACTTATAGTGGAGATATAGAACTATCTGAAGAAGAATATGCTGTAGCTAGAAAAGCGCTAATGAAACTATGGAAAAGAAATAAGAAAGAAGACTGGAAAAAGAATATGAGTGAAAAAATGAAAGGGAATAAAAACGGAGTAGGAGGAAAAAACAATTGGAGTCCAACTCAAGAGCAAAGAGAAAAATATTCGATAGCAGCTAGAAAAAGACAAATAGGAAAAGTAGGAGAAGAATCAAGAGCGAGCAAAGGAACGGTGATTTGTGAAAATAAAATAACAGGAGAAAAAATAGAGGCAGGATCAGCATTACAGCTTTCTAAAAAAACCGGAGTCCATTATTCAGTGTTTCATGAAATACTAAATGGGCAAAACTTTACGAATAAGCCAAAACCAAAGTCTACAAGAAGCAAATACTACCAATTCCTTCAAGATCACAAGATATACTACAAATAGTCCGCAACACTGCGGTCTTTTTTTTGTTCAATAATCTAGTGTTGTGTATATTTATAAATAAATAATTAATTTTATGTCCGAATCAAAGTTTACAGTACCTACCGAAATGGTAGATCTTCCATCAAAAGGTTTAGTATACCCAAAAGAAAATACGCTTTCCTCAGGAAACATCGAAATGAAATACATGACCGCAAAGGAAGAGGATATTTTGACTAACATCAATCTTCTTCGTCAGGGTCTAGCTATCGAAAAAATGCTAAAAAGTCTAATTAAGTCTCCAATCAATTACGAGGATCTAACTTTGGGAGATCGCAACGGTCTTTTAATTGCAGCTCGTATCCTTTCTTACGGTAAAGACTATTCATTCAAATATAGGAATCCAAACACAGGAGACGAAGAAACAGTAACAGTAGACCTTCAGAACCTCAAGTATAAAGAAGTAGACTTCTCTAAGTTTGAAAACAAAAACGAATTCTCTTTCGTACTTCCATTCTCCAAGAACGAGATAACTTTCAAGATTCTTACTGTATCAGATGATAAAAAGATCGACGAAGAAATCAAAGGAGTTAAAAAATCCTTGGGTCAAGATCAAGGAATTCTAAGCACAAGATTGAAATACCAAATCACATCAGTAAACGGAGACTTCTCAGTAAAAACCATTAGGGATTTTGTAGACAGCGGAGCATTACTTTCTAGGGACTCTATAGAGCTAAGGAAATACGTATCCCAGATCACACCAGACATCGATACGTCAGTTCAATTTACTTTGAAAGATGGAACAGAAATAGACACCGATCTACCGATGGGAGCGGAATTCTTTTTTCCCGGGAGCGGACTATAGACCAGAGTTTATGACCGAAGTCTTCGAATTAACCTATCACGGTGGCGGAGGCTTCGGTTACTTCGAGGTATGGAATATGCCGGTTCCGCACCGTAGGTTTAACCTTAAGAAGATAAACGAGCACCTAAAAAGGGTACAAGAGATGCGCGATCAGCAATCTCAAAAAGTTACAGAGAATACAGATATAAACAAGTTCAAGATTCCCGATTTTGTAAAGGAAGCTTCGAAAGACTTTGATTTTGTTACTAAAGCAAAACCTAAGAAGTAAATATTTATCTCTATAGATAAAATACATGGCAGAAGAAAGAGATATAGGTAAAGGATTAGAAGAATCGTTAAGGTCTTCTAAGCAAATTCAAGGCGATACTAACGCTGAACTTAATAAAAGTATATCTTTACTATCAAAAATAAACGATCTAAGAGACGCATCTATCGCTAAAGTAAAAGCGTTAAACAGAGAAAGTATCAATACAAAAGATATTGAAAAAGAACTTAGACGGGCCAAAGAAAAGCAAATATTAGCGGATATAAAAATAAAAGATATAGAAAAAAATATGTCAGCAGCTCAAAAAGCAAACGCTGAATATTATATCAATCAAATATCCGATATAAAGAAAAAAGAAACTGAATTAGCTAGAGCGAAGGCAACAGGAAATAGAACTAATCAACTCGCAATAGAAGCAGAAATATCTCTATTAGACTCAGTTCTTCAATTAAGTGAAGAAAATTTAGGAGTCGAAGAAAGAGCCTTAGCCGGAGCAATGCAAGCTAATAAAATAGCTAAAGAAACTAACGATCTACTAAAAGAAGAGTTAGATTTTGAAAAAAAGATAGAAAAAAATATAGGCTTTTCTGGAAAAGCGATGGGACTTTTTGCTAATAAATTAGGAATCGGCAAAGAATACTATGCCGATATGGTAGAAAAAGCAAGAGATCTTAACGAACAAGGAAAAAAACTATCTTTTGGTGATAAGTTTGGAGGACTTGCTAAAGCAGCAGGTGGAGGAATAAAAGAAGTGTTTACCGATCCTTTAACTTTAATTCCTATATTAGGCGGAGCAATAGCGGGAATAGTATCAGGTCTTAAGTCAGTGTTTGATTATATTACCGGAATTCAAGACAAGACAGTTAAGTTCGCAAGAGCTATGAATTTGTCTACAGAAGAGGCTCGTAAGCTTAAAATGCAATACGCTGACATCAACGTAGCTAACGGAGATCTTTTCGTAAATACCGAAAAACTAGTACAGGCTCAAACAGAGATGGTTGGTCTTTTAGGAGTGACCAATCGTATATCTACTCAAAATCTTGCAACAAATATAAAGTTAAAAGACATTGCAGGAGTAGAAGCTGACACTATAGCGTCTATAACGCAATCTTCTATAATAAACGGTAAGTCTAACGAATCGATAGTAAAATCAGTATTCGCTCAAGTAAAAGGTCTAAAACAAGCTACAGGAATACAATTCGAAAACAAACAAATACTAAAAGAAGCCTCAAGTCTCGGTGGAGTTTTAGGACTCCAGTTCGCAAAATATCCAGCTCAATTAACTAAGTCTTTATTGACAGTTAAAGCTATGGGTATGGAATTAAAAGAGTTAGACGCGATGGCTGATTCTTTCTTAGATTTTGAATCTAGCATAAGTAAAGAATTTGAAGCTCAACTTTTAACAGGAAAAGAGATCAATCTTGCAAAGGCAAGAGAGATGTTTTTAAATAACGATCTTGCAGGAGCTGCAGCAGAAATAAACAAACAAGTCGGATCTACAGCTGATTTCATGAAGATGAACAGAATTCAGCAAGAAGCATTTGCAGGCGCTATGGGAATGAGCAGGGATCAGATGGGTGATATGTTAAAGAAACAAGAGATGTTATCTAAGCTAGGAGCAAAAGATACGGATAACTCACGAGAGCAGCTCAGATTAGGATTAGCTAAATATAAAAATCAAAAAGCTTTATCTGAAGCTATAGGAGAAGAAAACTATCAAAATCTTGTTAATGCTAGCTTACAAGAAAAGATAGGAGCTTTTATGGAAAAAATAAAACAATCTATATCTGATTTCGTTGAAAAGAGTGGAATAATAGGTAAGATAGAAGGTATGATGAATTTTTTAAGTCAACCTCAAAATATAAGAACTGTGCTAATGACTGTTAGAGACGTTTTCGCAACTATCGTAGATGTCGTAGCTTCTGTAGCTAGCGGAATCATAAGTGCTATGGACTTCTTTGGAGTTATATCTGAACAAAAATCAGCAGAACTAAAAGGATTTTTAGATGGCGCAGGAGATAGAGTAAGATCTATGGGAGGAAATTTAAGTATGACAGCAGCAAAAGAACAAGCAGGTCCTGCTACTATTTCTTCTACGGGAGCTTCAACAGCTTCTCAATCTACTTTAATGGGATCGCCTAATCAAACTATAATATTACAACTAGATGGAGAACCAGTGGCTAAAGTTACAAAAAAATCGTTTCCGAAAATGAGCAATCAAGACAATAATCAAACCGGAAAAATGGGAAAATAATTATGCCACTAATAGACCTAAAAACCAACTTAAAAAGTCTTAAATACGGAATGGATCGACCTGGTGGTGGATCTTCGGGTCTTCCTTATATCCAAACTAGGATGGCTCCAGATAATCTAATAACTTTACCTGGACCAGGAAATACTAATCCAATATTTAAACCTGGAACTACTGGAAACGCAGACTTTCCGATTAGAGGAGGAAATATCGATTTTAATATAGGAACTCAAACTTTTACAATATCAAGTAAAGTAGATAAAGAAAGGATCAAAAAGTTCATGAAAGATCCTTCTAGAGGAAAGATATTTTTAGATAAACAGATTGGACTGCAATTAAGCAATCCTAAAATAGAAACTGGAAAATCTTTTCAAGTAGCTCCAGCAAGCAATATTCTTCCTGGACTATTAAACAATACTAGAATATACAATAGAGGATTCAATACGCTAGAGCAAGTTGGATTTGCTGGCACAGGATTTCACGTTCCAAGAGCAGGAATTAGTCCATTCGATTATGCTTCTAAATATTATAAAGACATCGTAGGAGCGCAATCTCTTTTAAACGCAGAGTCTGTAGTCGATGTTAATAGACTTTTGATATTGAGAAACTTGAAACTCGCTAGTAGGCCTTCTAATTCTATAGTCAATATCAACCAAGTTAACAATCTTGGAATTTCTTTGAACAGACAATTACTATTTAATTATTTGGGTGGACCTGAATCTGTTTACGGAATAGGAGCAACTACTATAAAGAGAGTTGAAGATACTTCTAGAGCTTCTAAAATGAATACTACTTTTTCCATGACTTACGATAATATCATGGATCAGAGTTTAAATAAAGTAGCAGCGGGAAAGAAAAGTACTTTTATACAAGACTACAGAAATCCAAATGTTTCTATTCCTAATAGAGAAGCTGTATATAATTTAACAGTTAAGGGCAGATCAGATAAAATGAATGCTTTAAACTCTTTTATTTTTGATAATACTAAAGATCCTTGGGATGCCAGAAAAGATAAAACAGAAACTAAAGATATAATAAAATTTGTGTTTGAGGCCATAGAGAATAATAGACCTTCAGAATCTTGGGCTATATTTTTTAGAGCTTATTTAGCTGGTTTTAATGATAATCATCAAGCATCGATAAATGCTTTTAAGTATATAGGAAGAGGAGAAGATTTTTATACTTATCAAGGCGTAAGTAGAACTATAGGATTTTCTTTTAAAATAGCTGTTGGATCTGAACAAGAACAAAGACCACTATACTCAAAATTAAATCACTTAATTTCTCAAGTATATCCGGATTATTCAGATACTTACGGAATAATGAGAGCTCCTATTATAAGACTTACTATAGGCGATTATCTTTATAGAGTTGCAGGAATGCTAGAAAACGTTAGTATCACAGTAGATGATAATGTACCTTGGGAAATTGCAAGTAGAGAAGACGTAAAACAGCTTCCTCACGTGATAAATGTACAATGTAGCTTTAAACCTATTCAAGATTTCTTGCCAAGAAGAGAAAATTCTGATAACAGAAATATTCCTTTTATTACTCAACAAGATGACAATTACGTGATTATAAGACCAACAGTTGAACTTGAAACAGTACCCGCTACCTCAAGAAATCTTAATCCAATAGTAAATAGCAATTCTCCAATAAGTGGAATACCTAATTTAGGAAGAAATCGTAATCAAGAATTAGAAAGCAGCGACTAACAAAAAGTATGAACAGATATCAAAATATACAGACAGATAAGTACAGTGGAACTGGAAGTCTATACTATTCAAACAATATCTATCCTGATATCCCTGTTACTGAAAATGATAACTATGTAATAACAACTCTTGGAGATAGATTCGATCTATTAGCAAATAATTTTTACGGAGATCCAAGTCTTTGGTGGGTAATACCATCAGCAAATGGTCTCGTAAGCGATTCTCTCTATCCAGAACCAGGAATTCAATTAAGAATACCCACAGATCTAAGAAGCATATTAGATTCATACAAATCAGTAAATATAATTAGATAGTTATGCCATCAGACGGAAGAGTTAGTAACGCATTAGGAGTTCCATTACCACAATGGATAATAAAACAGCTTGATAAAAGATCTTTAGAATTATCTGTTCCTCAAAAAGATATTCCTACTAATGATAATTTATTATATAGAGGAAATAGATCTTCTTGGGTAAGAGTAATATCTTCAGTAGATTTAGTTAGTGCAGACAAGAAAAAATCCACTGTAGCTGATCCTGTTCAATATTTTAGTAAAACTATAGGACTCTCAGGAATAACAGACAAAAGCGATTTAGCTAAAAAGTTTATATTACAAGGCGGAGTTTCTAAATATACTAAAATTAATGATAATTCTTTTTCATATACTCCTTTAGGTGGAATAAACGAAAGTTATAATGTAGCAGGAGAACAAGAGATTAAAGAGTATGGATATAGACCAATGCCTGGTATTACTAGTGTAAGAGTACAAACTCAAGGAAAGCTAGGATCAATAAGATCTGCAGAAATTCAACTTAAAGTTTGGGACAAAACACAATTAGATATCATAGATGCATTATATTTTAAATTAGGATATTCTCTTTTCTTAGAGTGGGGTCACACAACTTTTTATAAAGCAGGAAGTGATAAATTAGAATGGGGAGAAGATTTTAGTATTGATCCTTTTTCTGATAGTAATTCTACTAAAGAAGATATACAAAATCAAATAGCTGTAAATAGTAGAAATTCTGAAGGTAATTACGACGCTATGTTGGGAATAATTACCAATTTTAATTTTACTTATAATCAAGAAGGAGGATATGATTGTTCAATTAAAGTGATATCACTAGGAGTACTAATTTCAAGTACTAAAATGAACAATCCTAGGATTCTTCCCGATCTACAAGATGCGATAGTAAAAAAATTATTTAATAGACTTATACAACTAAGAAAACAAGAGTTAATAGATGCTCAAAACAAACTAGAAGACGAGAAAAAAGATCCTTCTAGAAGCCCAGAAGCTTATCCTCCATGTGTTAGAAATAGAGGAAAAATTGAACAAGTAATCGATAGAGGAGAATATAAAAGACTTTATGATTGGGCTATATTAGCAGAAGTCTCTAATAATTTCTATTTTTTTTATCCTAATGGCAGATATCAAACCTCAGGACTTAAAGCACAAGGATTTTATACTTGCGATGGAGATAAGTTATTATTGGATGGAGATGCAAAAGATTTTATTCCTAAAAAATATGTAGAATTACTAGAATCAGGAGTAGTATCAGATGACTATTTAGGATACAAAGAACCAAATATTCCCGTTCCTTCTGTTACTAGCTTAAACTACGCAAACGATATAGTTAGAGGTATTTATTTTGAATCAGGTATAGCGAGTGCTAAAAAAAGTGGTGAATATTTAGCATTTAATAATTTTAAACAATTTTTACCTACTTTTAATACTGCGGGATACTCTGCTAAAGCGAGTATTCAACTTCCTACAATAGCATATAATGACGTAAGATTAGTACAAAATACTCAAACATTAACATTAGAAAATGTAATTTTTCCTCAAAAAATATCTATCACAGATTTATTATTAAGAGATAAAACTAGATCTGGAAAAGGAAAATCTGTTACTACACCTATAACCATATCTAGTAATAAAAACTTAACATTAGAAGTTACATATACTCCTGAAAATATTTTTGATAATTCCGGTTCTCCATATGCAAATACGTACGAATCAAGAGTAACATATAAGTATCCTACTATAAATGATTCTCCATACGCTAATTTATATACTAATACATTCGGAAAATTTACTCTACCTGATATTTTAAGTTTTCGTATATCATTACAATACGATGGATTCGCAACTCCTCCAGAAGGTAAATCATATGCTCCAGAATATATTTCAACTTTTTTTGGAGAATATTCAAAATACTTTCAAGAAGAAATAAAAAACCAAATATCAGGAGAGACTAAAGACTGGATAATTACTACAATCGGATCTGTTAAAAAAGGATCTGTGATAATATCTTTAGAAAAAAATTTAAGCGTAAAAATAAATGTACTAGTTCCTCCAGTAGATGCAAATGGTGCTAGAGTAATGAATGCGCCTAAAACTGATAATGAAGATATAGTATATAGTTTTAACATACGACTAATTATAGAAAATGATGTTAATATAATAAAATCTTTAAGTATTCCAAAAAATCAAGATTTAGTAATAGCGGGAGACGCTATAAATCTAGAACAGCGACAACAAGATCAACAAAATATACAGCAAGAAGCAACTCCAGAATCTGAGATAAATGTTTCAGACATTCAAAAAAGCGAAGCTTTAAAATACAGATCCGCTTTTGAAGTTATGATTAGAACTATTCAATTGTATTCTTTAAATGAAGCTATAGAAACTGGAGGAATAGAAAATGATAGAAGACCTAAACAATTAAATTTATTAGCAAAAAACAATTATGATAGTTTTACTAAAAAACTATTTTCTAATGGGTTATTTACTCCTGTATTAGATAATCTTCAACAATTTGCAGTAAGCGGTAGTAATAAAGAAACTTATATTAAGGATTTTAATAATTACGATATTTACGCTAATTCAGCAAACTCTCAAGATGAAACTAAAAAACTATTAGTTAGATCTTTATTTGGATTTAATTTTGGTTTAATGGGAAATAAAAAAGATTCTGTAGGAATAGCTCAAGAATTGTATGATAAGGACTTATTAGTAAATTATAATAATTTATTTACTACTTGTACCGTACCATATCAATTTAATACTGGAGTTTTTGAAGGAACTCAAGTTAATCATCCAGTATATGTTCCTTTTGGGCTCGTATTAATGATTCTAAATCATGCTTGTCTTATATACGATTCCACAGATGATAAGTCTAATAAAAAATCTACTAGTCCGATGTTTTATATAGATTTTAATAACAAGACTAACTTGTGTTTGACTAGTCCAAAACAAATATCTACAAATCCTTACGATGTAATTATTCCTATTCAAGCTTCTGATTCTGATTTTGCATCTATAATAGAGCCTACTGTACTAACAAGTAAAAATAAAATAAAAGCTCCAAAAGAAGGAGAACAAAAAGAAACTACTATATTTTCTCCTCAAAAAGATGATTTATTATCTTATGCGCTTCCTGAGTTTAGAGATACTCAAAATAAAATAGATAACTATAGAGGTAGAACAATGAATATACTAATTAGTTGTGATTATCTTCTAAGAGTAGTAGACAGTTATTCAAAAGCTAATAATTCTGGTGACGTATATGTTAAAGAATTTATAGAGCAAATATTGTTTGATGTAAATAAATCATTAGGAGATTTTAATATTTTTAGATTAGCATATGATGATGGAGCTAACACTGCTCACGTAGTAGATGATCAATTAAGTCCTAATTTAGAAGGAAACTATGTTACATCAGAAAACAAAAGCAAACTTCCACTATTTGGTAAAGCTTCTATAGCAAAAAGTTTAGAAATTAGAACAGAAATTTCAAGTAAGCTATCTAATATGTTAGCAGTATCTGCAAACGCGCAAATAGAAAATACATCTAATTTGTCAAAAAACGCAGATAGCTATGGATTCTATAATGCGTCTTATAAAGATAGATATATTCCTAATAGAACAGAGATAAACAACGGTAATAAAGAATCTTTACCAACGGATACCATGATTAATTCAGCTATCCAATTTAATAATGCTATTTCTACGTTTTATGGAAGCGCTACTCCAGCTATAGACAGCGTTGGTCACGCAACTAATTACTACATACAAAGAATGTCTAAACTTAAATCTGAAGACAAAGGAACAAGATCTTCAGTTATGATTCCAGTAAGTTTAAATTTTTCTATAGACGGAATTTCTGGAGTTGGTATGGGTCATGCTTTTACGATACCTGAAGAATTCTTACCTTATACATACAATTTATCATTAACTGATCCTTATGGAAATGCTGATGCAGTTAACACAGTTGGATTTGTAACAGTAGGATTAGATCAAACAATAGAAAATAATCAATGGACTAGTAATTTTAGATGCAATATGATGTATCTTAAAAAAATGGATGATTTTACTGCGAAAGATATGCTAAATAAATTAAAAGACAATCCTGGATCTTTTATTGAAGCGATAGATTCATCAGGAAACGTTACATCAGAAAACGCTGATTTTATTTCTAAAACTCCATGGAGCGCAGCTTTTATAAGCTATGTTATGAAAAAAGCAGGTGTAACTTTTGGATCTGCTGCATCGCATACACAATATCTAAACAACATAAAGCAATATTCAAATTGGAAAATTTTAGATCCTGAAGAAACTCAAATACAAGTGGGAGATCTAGTCGTTCAAAATCGAGATGGTAATAATCAAAAGTTTTCAAATTCACTGTATTCTGGATTTTCTCACGGAGATATTATCGTAGAAATAAGTGGTAATATTGCATATGGGATAGGGGGAAATGTATCTGATACTGTATATAAGAGTTCGATTGATTTAAGAGGAGGAAAACTAGGAGGAAACTTTTTTGCCATAGCTAGAGAATCTAATCAATCAGATATAGATAACTACGTAAGAACTGCAATAACAGAATATACTTTATGGAATACAAACGCGTGGAAAGAATTAACTGCAAGCGCAAAACCAAAGTTAAGTGAGTATTATAGTACAGTAGGATTAAAATTAGTTTAGATTATGTTAAGATACTACCCATCATTTAGAATAAAAACTGATCTTATAACAAATGGATCTGAGTATAAAACAAGTAATGGTCCATATAAGGGTAAATATTATATGACTTATGATGGAAGAAAATTCACAGGACCTAATCCTATAGTAGGTCCTAGCGAAGAATTATTTACCAACATTCAGCAAATAGATTCTATATTTTTAAATAATTTAACTTTACCAGAAAGCGTAAAAAGCGCTATATCTCAAAAAACAAATGCGGGAATAAAAAAAGTGCAAGCAAAAAGAGGAGCTCCAACTCCATATTTCCCTATTCCTAGTGAATTTGATTACAAAAAAGGATACATCATGAGATCATTTATAAAAAAAGTAAATGATCAAGGTTTTATTACAGAGATATCAGACGAAGAGTACGATAACTTTCAAAATGGTACTGTAGACTATGATGTATCTTATTACTTGACATATCAAATCATGTGGAAACTTACAGGTCCATTAAACTCAACTAGAGTTGGTCAATATGATGTAAGAGCAGGAATTATAGATACAAATAAAAGATTGGTAGAGAATGCCAACAAAACCTTTCTTGGTATCACTGATTTTATAGGTGGAGATTACTCTAAATTTTCAAGACCTTCTGCACTATAAAGATCTATAACAATACAACGAATTCTTTTTGATATATTTGTATCAATAAAGGTTTTAAATGTATTATATAATAGAAAAAAGGGAACAGTTATCTAGGTTAGTAAAAAGCGATACCGCTTTTGTACAGCTTATTGTTTCTGATTACACTTATCACCCAAAACTTTCTAAGCCTTCTCTAATATACTATAATAATGGTGAGAAAGGTTATATATTTGCAATAGACCACTCAGAAAGTTTCTCATTATCTATATCTAAAGTAGTAGAGTTCTTATCTACTCATACTAAGATCTACGTTATTGATGCTAAGTTTCACTCTTACCACTTAGATCTAAAAAACGTAGTAGATCTTAATTTAGTAATGCTAGATTCTAATAATGATATTAAAGAATATAACTGTGACACTCAATTTCACAGACATATTTACCAAAAAGGAATAGAAAATCCTGATAAAATTGTACCAATATCTAAGCATTATGAGAAGTGTGAGTGTTTTTATGATCAAATAAAGTATTTAATTGGATTAGAAGTAGATCAAACTTACAATAAGCGTATCCTAGACGCATATCAGTACGTTGAGGACAACGGAATAGGTGTCAAAGAAGAACAACTTAGAAAAGTATATGGCCTCTCAAACAGCTCTAGATTAGTTAGGGATAGCATTGCATATTCTTATTATAATTTATACAATCTAACAGGAAGACCAACAAATTCTTTTTCTGGAGTAAACTTCTTAGCAATACCAAAAGAGGGAGATTATAGATCATGCTTTATTCCTAAAAATGATTTCTTAGTAGACTTTGATTTTGACTCTTATCACTTAAGACTAATTGCCAAACTAGTAAGTGAAACGCAGCCAAACTCAGAACCGACTCATAAAATGCTAGCCAGTCAATATTATAATAAACCTAAAGAAGAAATAACTGAAGAGGAGTATAAGCAAGCAAAAACTATCACTTTTAGACAGCTTTACGGTGGAGTAGAAGACCAATATAAACATATAGAATTCTTTTCCTCTATGCATAATTTTATAGAAGCTGAATTTAAAAAATATAAAGCTCAGTCCTCTTATGTATTACCTACTGGTAGAATAGTAAAAAAACACAGCTCCATAACAAAGTACAAACTATTTAATTACATACTTCAGAACCTAGAAACTAAAACAAATGTTGAAAAGATCGAGAAAATTAAGCGATATTTATTACATAAGAAAACTCAACTTATTTTAATTACTTACGACGCATTTACGTTTGATTTTTTTATCCAAGATGGAAAAGATACTCTTTTAGGTATAAAAAACATATTAGAAGAGGACGGATTTCCTACAAAACACACTTATGGAAAAGATTACTCTTTTACCACATATTAATCATATTTATAATAGCTAATTAGTTATGGAAGATTTTAAGATTATAAACTTAACCCAAGATTCGCTAATGAATCGATTATTCTGTAGTTTTTCTAAAAAAGAAGAACTTGACAACAAACTTGCTGAAATCATAAGGGAGTACAAAATACTCTACAATAAAATATTTGTTCTAGCTTCACCTGAATCAGATGAGTACTTGTGTACTTATAATATAGAAGTAGAAGGACCTACCACAAAAATATTGCCTAATACGATACTACTTCACCGTAAAAAAGAAACTAACACGCTTTACACAATCAATGCGTTAAATGCTATCATTAAATCTAAAAACGGTGGTGAGTTGGATAACTCTTATCAAATAGAGTGGCCAGAATTTAAAAATTCTGTGTTGCTTACACAGCCTGACGGAAGTTTAAGAAAACTCAATACCTCAATTCACAAGATCGTAAATTTATAATATTTATTACTATAAAAAAAATCATGAAAAAGCAACTAAACGAAATACAAAGGTTACAAAAGATAGCTGGATTGTTAAAAGAAGAAGAAAATAATTCTATAGATCCAGCAACACTTGCAGATATTGATTCTTGGGTAAAAATGACTTACCAAGGAGCAAGAACTCCTAATCCTGCTGAAGTTGAAGATGTTTCGGCTTACTTAGGTAGTGATTATATAAAACTATATAAAGTAGATTCTTCTGATAGTCAAGATGAAGAAGAATATGATGAATATGATGATACGCATGTTGCATTCATAAACGTAACTATGCAAGACGGGGATATCGTGTATTATGAAGTAAGAGAAGCTAACGAATATCCTGGAGATTACGAACAAGGCGAGGGTAATTATGGTGAACCAAATGGAGTTTGGGATCCACAAGCTAAAAAGTTCACTTTTGATGGATATTCTTCTGATGATGAAGAAGAAGATGAAGATTTTTAATAAACAAGCCGGCTAAATGCCGGTTTTTTTATGTCACTTTTAAAATAAATTTTTGTATTTCGCAAAAGTTAGTTATATTTGATAGATAAACAGTTATAATATGGATATAAGTCTCTTAAAGAAGAGGCTGGCCACTCTTCAAAACCCAAAAGGCCAGAGTAAAGAAAAATCCCAAACCATCTGGAGGCCAGGTATCGGCAAACACTCTGTAAGGATCGTTCCTTCTGCTTACGACAGATCGAATCCCTTTAAAGAGATGTATGTGTATTACGAGATCTCAAATCGTATGATGCCAGCACTATCTAATTGGTCAGAAGCTGATCCAATCTTGGAATTTACCAAAAAGCTTCGTCAATCTTCTGAGAAAGACAATTGGCAACTTGCTAAGAAACTTGAACCAAAGATGAGGGTATTTGTACCTGTTATCGTTAGAGGTGAAGAGGACAAAGGCGTTCGTCTTTGGGAATTCGGTAAGCAAGTTTACATGGATCTTCTTGCAATCGCAGAAGACGAAGACGTAGGAGATTTTACAGATCCTATCGAAGGCCGTGATCTCACAGTAGAAACTCAAGGCAAAGAAACTACAGGTCTTATGTACAACACATCAACTGTACGTATCAGAACCAAAATCACGCCTCTTTCTGACAATGCTGAACAAGTTAAAGTATGGCTGAACACTCAACCGAATCCTATGGAGCTTTTCAAGAAGTTCTCATACGATGAAATGAAGACAGCGCTATTGACTTACTTGAATCCAGAAGAGGAGATTAAGGAACAAGCGGACTCTGTGCAAACCAAAGCTCCAGAAGGAGATCTACCTTGGGAAAAACCAGCTGAAGAAGCTCCAAAAAGCTTTACTTTAAGCACTAAGAAGTCTGATCTAGATTCTAAGATCGACGATTTGTTCTCATTCTAATAAACCAACAACATGGCAAAAGCGAGCGAAAGTTTAAACGCAAAGCTGTCTAGCGCGATTAACTCAAACTTCAACCTAGACAACTTTAAGAAATCAAAAAATCTGTCTTCTACATCTGTAAAATTTAAAGATCAAAGATGGATTCCGCTTTCTGAAGCTTTTAGTGATGGTTTACAAGTGCCTGGTATTCCTATTGGACACATTACTCTGCTTAGAGGACATTCTGATACAGGAAAAACTACCGCCTTACTCGAGGCGGCAGTTTCCTGCCAGAAGATGGGAATACTCCCAGTCTTTATTATTACAGAGATGAAGTGGAGCTGGGAACACGCAAGGCAGATGGGACTTCATTACGAAGAAGTATCGGATTCAGACGGAGTAGTACACGATTACAAAGGCAACTTTATCTTTATCGATAGAGAAAAGCTAAACTGTATCGAAGACGTAGCAGCATTCATTGCAGACATCTTGGACGAACAGAAAAAAGGCAACCTTCCATTCGATCTTTGTTTCTTTTGGGACTCAGTAGGATCTATTCCTTGTAGAATGAGTATTGAAAAGTCAAGCAATAACAACGAGTGGAATGCAGGAGCAATGTCTCAACAGTTTGGTAACTTTATTAATCAGAGGATCATCCTTTCAAGGAAAGAAAGTCAACCTTATACAAACACTCTAGTAGCGATCAATAAGATTTGGGTAGCCAAACCTGAGACCATTATGAGTCAACCAAAAATGAATAACAAAGGTGGAAACACAATGTACTTTGATTCTTCTATGGTTATCACATTTGGTAATATCATAAGCTCTGGCACAAACAAGATCAAAGCTACAAAGAACGGTAAGGAAGTAGAGTTCGCTAAAAGAACCAAAGTCAGTTGCGATAAGAATCACATCACAGGAGTTACAGCAGTTAGCAAAGTTATTATGACTGTTCATGGATTCATCAAAGACACTCCAAACGAACTTGAAAAGTACAAGAAAGCTCACAGCGCAGAATGGAGCAAGATTTTAGGTAGTACAACATTTGACGTAGTAGAAGTAGAAGACTCTACATCTAACACAGACATTTTCGACAAAGAAGATTAATATGACACCAGAACAGAAAAAGCTATTTGATTCTTTAGGCGATAAAGAGTCAATAAAAGAAGTTGTGCAAGAGAAAGAACTAGCAGTGAACGATAGAGTCCTAATAGTGGATTCGTTAAATAGCTTCTTAAGATCTTTTACTGTTATCAAACATCTTAATCCTTCAGGTAATCACATTGGAGGTCTAACTGGATTTTTAAGATCGTTATCATATACGATTAATCTAGTTAGACCCACCAGGGTTATCCTAGTCTTTGATGGTAAAGGTGGATCAACAAACAAAAGATACCTTTATCCAGAATACAAAGCAAATCGAGGAATTAGAAGAGTAACCAATTGGGATCTTTTTGATAACCAACAAGAAGAGTCCGAAGCTATTACTAGTCAGTTAACAAGATTGGTGGACTACTTAAAATGTTTACCAGTAGATCTTTTATCAGTAGACAAAATAGAAGCAGATGACGTTATAGGGTATATTGCTACTAAGTTAGAAGGAAATATTACGATAGTATCAAGCGACCGAGACTATTTACAGCTCGTAAATCAAAGAATTTCTGTATATTCGCCTACGAAGAAAAAGTTTTACGACGAAAAGACAATAATAAAGGAGTACGATTCATCGCCTAATAACTTCTTGATGCAGAAGGTAATACTTGGAGATAATGGCGATAACGTTCCAGGAGTAAAAGGTATAGGTCAGAAGACTCTTGCTAAAATGTACCCTGAATTAAAAGACGACGAAGCAATTACGCTAGACGAGATTATAGATAAAGCAAAAAAGACAGAAGGAAAGCACTTTGTGAGCATAAAAAATTACGAATATCAACTAAGAATAAACGAAAAGTTAATGGATCTAAGAAATCCAAATATACCTGAAGATTCCTTAGTAGACATACATGAAATGATTGATAATCCTCGTAAAGTGTTAGAATCTAAAGAGTTCATGAAGATGTACGAAGAAGATGGTTTAGGTGGAGCGATAAGCAACTTACAAAACTGGATTTTTACTAATTTTCACAATCTATCAAAATATAAATAAAAAGTTATGAGTGTTTTAAACACGTTAAACAGTTATGGAAATGGTTTTCAAA